AAAATCAACCATTTAACTCATATGGTCCGGTAAATTTATCTAAAACATCGAAAATTTTGTTTGAATCTGCATCAGTATTATCTATCCCGCAGATAAAAATTGGCGATGGAATTAAAAATGCATCATTTTCATTTACATCATCGGTTTCGGGATCATTTGCATCTGATTCATATGAAAATATTTATGATGTTGCATTTAATACATCGTCAATTATTTCTGATGTAATGTATTATGAAGGTTTTAATGAATATTTTGATACTTCTAGAATAACTTATGATTCTGCAGGTATTACATATGTGCCAGGCGTTATTACTACGACGGGGCAACAAAAATCTATAGGTTATTCGGCACAATTTAATGGATCCGGATCGATACAAATAGATTTATCAGGACATTATGATCGTAATCATGATTTTGCTATTTCATTTTTTATAAGTGGTGCAAATTCAAATACACAACATTTAATTGGAAAACGTTCAAGTTTAACACAACCACAATTTCCGTTTGAAATATATAATGTAAATAACCACATACGGTTTGATGGAATGCAATTAACTTTATCTGCATCGGTATCTGCATCGTGGACTCATATCGTTTGTCAAAAGAGTGGTTCATATATGCAAATTTATAAAGATGGTACTTTAATAACGTCATCAATTAATTCTGCATACGTATTATCAACACATCCACTTTCGGCATCAATACGAATCGATAATACTGACTTTTTAAAAATTGGTGGGTATTCTAGTTCCGGAAGTTATGGATTTGTTGGAAAATTAGATGAAATTCGAATTTATAATAAAGCATTAACATCTACGCAAATTGGATACTTATCCGATCGTAGTGAAGGTGGAACGATGTTACAAACAAGAAATGTAGGTACGGTTTTTTCAAATCATGGATTAATTGTATTTTCATCTCCAGATTATCGATTTAAAAATTTATTAAATACTCCTTTTACTGCATCATATCGTAGTACAAAAACTATACATGAATTAAGTTCAATTGTAAGAATTGATGCTGGAGAATTTAATTTATCAACAAACGTTACATTAACTGAAGATGATGATTATACATATCAAAGTTTTGTTAGTAGCAGTTCATTTATGCCGTATATTACTACAATTGGATTATACAATTCGAATGGACAGTTATTAGCAATTGGAAAATTAGCACAACCAATTCGTAAAAGAAATGACGTAGATTTAAATTTTTTAGTTCGAATTGATTTAGATCGTAGTATTGCATTTAATTCAAATAAAGGATTAACGAAATGATACGTTTAAAAAATTTACTTAAAGAATTATCTCAATCTGATATTCAACGTTGTTTAAATAAGATACAAAATAAACAATTTCGATTAATTGGTACCGGAGATAATGGTCGTGTTTATGAAATTGATGGTGAAGATAAAACTTTTAAAATTACGCAAGAACAAGATGAATATAAAGTTGCAAATATTATCGTAAATCGATATAATGAATTCACAACATTTATTCCGGTATATTATGTCGATGGCAAAAATATGTATATAATGGCAAATGCATCTAAATTGCCAAAACAAATAAAACAATCAATTGATAATTTTATGTTTGATTTTTCTTTATATGCAAGAAATCGTGGCGGAGAAGTTTCTATTTTTGAATTTGCATCACAAACAGATACTATAGATCCAAAAGTTGACAATTTTATTAATGCATTACAAACAGATATTTATAAATTGAATATTTCTGATATTGAATTAGATTTAGATTTTAAATCAGATAATATTATGATATGGAATGAAAAACTAGTAATGATCGATTGGTAATATTTATAAAAAAATAGAAGTATGATGATAAAACTTAAAACTTTGTTATTTGAAAATCAACTAACAAAAAATAATGATGATCAAATTGATCCAAAAAAAAATGATGATCAAATTGATCCAAAATCTATTACGGGTACGTTGATTAGTACCACTGGTGGATCGGACCCATATGAATATTATTTACATAATAACAATCAAAAATGGTATACTAAAAAACGAGCTAATAATATATGGTTAGATATGAAAACTCGTTTAATACGAAGATTTGGTAATACTAAAGGTTCAAAACGTTATCAAGATGCAATTAATATTTTAAATAAATTTATTGTTAAACCATCAGAGGTTCCAGAAAATTTAGTTATTACTGATATACATGTAGATCCATCTGAATTGCCAAAAACAGAAACATTAAAAACGATACCGACTGATTTAGACATTCATATTGATAGAATATTTGCAAAAGATTTAGATATTCCGATTGAAAATGTAAAATTTGATGATAAATGGATTCAATCTCGTACAAAAAAAAATGCAGAAGTTGAAATTTTAGCTAAAACGCCACAACATGATTATTTACGTGTAATATTGCCACATCGTGGATTACGTACAAATGTTGAAGCATGGGTTAGTGTATCTGATTTTGATATATATAAAACAGATTCTGGATTTATTGGTAAACCAACAGCTTCTACTGGAAACAAATTTAAAATTTATAAACCTAAACAAAAAAAATAATAACTTCTATAAAGTATTAATATATAATTTATTTATTTATATTATAAAAATAAGTTATGGCAAAAAATCATTTTCATAGCACATTAAATTCTAGACGAGCTAATGCACTTAAACATGGTTATAAATCTGGATTGGAACTTGAAATATCCGAACAAATAAAAAAATCTGAATACGAACTTCGTTATGAAACCGAAACATTAACATACACAGTACCGGAACGCAAAGCAAAATATACACCGGATTTCGTGTTCGTAAAACGCAATGGAGCAACCATGTATATTGAAACAAAAGGCCGTTGGACAACTGCAGATCGCACTAAAATGAAACATGTATTGCAATCAAATCCGGGTATTGATATTCGCATGGTATTTCAGAATCCAAATCAAAAACTATCAAAAACGTCACTAACAACGTATGAAGCATACGCTCGTAAATTGGGTATTGTGCATGTTGCAAAAAAAGATATACCTGCAGAATGGATGTCGGAATGTGTTAAATTGGGAGAACAGCCGGCAGATCCAAAACGTTTCTTTAGTTAAGGTTTGTTTTTTGAAAAAAATTTAATATATTCATGAAAATTAATGAAATTTATTTTATTAATAGATTGAAGAATTTATTGATTCGATCGTTAAGCCAGTAATGAAATGTATGTGCTTAACATATATTATTTATTAATATAATTGGATTACTTACAGAATTTCTTTATATTATAATTGTGAAGAACCTTAAACTGATACAATTATTAGAATCTGTTTTAGGTAAAGGTAAATCTACTTCCGGTAATAATATTGCATTCTTTTCTCCGTTTACTTCACATTATAAACCTAAATTAGAAATTGATGTTAATACCAATACGGCTGGAGAAAACCCATGGCATTGTTGGATTTCTGATAAAAAAGGCCGTACTATATCTAGTTTGTTCAAACAAATGGGATTGCCTAAAGAACGATTTGAACAATTAGCAAAGATAATTGAATCATCGCGATATCGAAATAACGTAGAAACAAAAACAGTAACTGCAATTACATTGCCAGAACATTATGCACCTTTGTGGCATAAAAAATCGACACCCGATTATCGCAATGCAATGCATTATCTAAAACAACGTGGAGTCACCATGTTAGATATTTTAAAGTATCGAATTGGTTATTGTGAACGCGGTGAATATGCTGGCAAAATAATTATTCCTAGTTATGATGATACGGGACAATTAAATTATTTTGTATCGCGAGCATTTTATAAATCTGACAAACAAAAACATAAGAATCCTAAAATTTCAAAAGACATCGTTGGATTTGATTTAACAATAAATTGGTCACAGCCAATCATTCTGTGTGAAGGTGCATTTGATGCAATTGCAATTAAACGCAATGCAATTCCATTGTTTGGTAAAATCATTCAACCCACATTACAAAAGAAAATCATTGAAAAACGCGTACGCGATATCTATATTTGCCTGGATGCTGATGCACTTCGAAATGCTATACAAATTGCAGAACGATTTATGGCAGAAGGATTAAATGTTTATTTCATACAACTTCAAGATGCAGATGCATCGGAATTAGGTTTTGAACGAATTACAGAAATTATCAACAATACTGATATATTAACTTTTGAAGGCATAATGGCACTCAAAATGGACATGTTATGGACATAAAACAAATAGATTCTCCTTTAGAAAAAATTGACAAAATTTTTCATATATCTGATGTA